CCACATCGCCAACGTATAACCAACCAAGAAGCCTACCATACTTACCCACGCCACCTTTGAGTTCAGTTCTAATAGTGAGTTCATCATCCCCTTTGATAGCAGAATCAAGTTTACCTTTCAACCAATTGGTTGCATCTATACCTAACGCCTTCTCTTCTAAATCTCTTGTCCTTTTCTCTGGTGTATCTACCCCTGCTACACGGACTCTCTCCTTCTTCATCAAATCAAACCCTAGATCAATAGTTACATCAATAGTGTCACCATCCACAACTCTATTGATCTTTACTACTCTAAAATTGTAACAACTCTTCCTACTCGGAGGAACCATCTTCGCCATCTCTCATCTCCATGAATGACATACGAAGTATATAGTAGATATACCATGAAACTGTAACAAGAAGTATGGCAAGCATCCAAATGACACCCCAGACTACCATCAGCAAGAATGCTCCTCTAGTATTGGTTCTCCTACCTCTATGTAATTCAATTCATCATTATATACCCAATGCATCTTACCCCATATATTTTTAAACTCTTCTTCATCTAAATCTTTCAGTAATATTTTATGATTCCAATAGATGTGATACCTCATTGCCAGAATTCGTCTAGTACATCAAAAACTTTATGCATGTATTTATTAGCACCAGTGCACTCCCACTGACCCATCTCTCCTATCTCACACTTATAATCTAACTCTCTTTTCAGTTGCATCAACTTATTAGTCATTGCAACCTTGTCTAACCTACCGTTCATCAGTCTTCTCGTATACAATACTCCGCAGCATGTGGATTGTCAAACCCTTTTAGGTCTTCCCTTGCTTGTTTTATAGCGTGATATGCATCTTCTGCATACTCACAAATCTCATGATGATGATTGAGGTTATCGTGATAACCTACGGTGTAGTGGGACATGATAGTTTCAACTCCAGTACATAATTATATATTATCATGCACCGTGTTCAACTACTAACTTTTTTTTGGATCGGACACAATATTGATTGGTGCCTGTTCAATCCTGATTGTCTGTGCTGGTGCTGTTTGTGATGCCTTCTCTATGAGTGCTTCCATGTCTTTCTTACTAACAGATCCACCACTAGATCCTCCTTCCTTCTTCTTGCTTGACGTTTGAACGCCAAAAGTAGCTAAAGTTCCTGTGAAGACCGAAGCTATGAAGGTCGGATCAATTTTTTGTTCTTGTTTGTAGCCAGGTATTTCAACGTAGTTCAAAGTTAAGATCCCTGCGGACCACACAAGAATACCAAGTCTAACAAAGGTAGATAGGATTAGGAGTTGCTCTTCCTTATCATCTGCTGCTTCTTTTATTTTACCGAGGATGCCTTTCTTTTCCTCCTTCTTTACTTCTGCCATAATGATAGAGTGACTTCATTATATAGTCTTTACACAAAATTGGATCCTCTCTAAAGAGATTCAATTGTAACTCATCTGCATCTACGTACACATCATCCTTTCCTTTACGAACATGTAACCAGTAGTATGTACCGTCTTCTCTCTTGAAGAAGTAACTGGTGTTGTGTGAGTCAAGAGTAAACAGAGCAATGACCTGAGGATATTCAATCTTACGATTGGGGTCTGGTCTACATGACTTACCCATGTCAGCATACATGGGTCTAGTTCCACTACCATGAGGAGTAGGTAAGTTTCTACCATGGTCACCAAATAAATCGTAACCTTTAGGCACGTTCGTCTAACACCTCATTGATCAATTGTTTCAACTCTAGTTTCAATGCATCTGATATTAGATTGATTTGTTTTGGTTTGGCATCAGGGAGAGCAGCACGTTGTTCTTCTATACTCTTAGTGCTTTTACCACCACCGTATGACATCCCTTGGGTGTCTATCTTCATGATAATTTTTTGATTTGAGCGAAGGAAGTCTTCTGATACTTCTTTATTTTTTTATACTTCTTTACCAACTTAGCAATTTCTTCCTTGTTGACTCTGAGTTTGGGGTCTTCCTCACTCATTTTGTCTCCTCGATTGCTTCCTTTATAATTCTTTTGAGTTGCTTACCCTTCTTACCAAGACCAACAGTTGAGTCTATCTTTACTTTGACCCAGTAAAGACCTATAAGGACAAGTGTGAAAGGAATTGCATCTGCCCATGAGATTTCATTCCAAGCTTCAACTACGTTTAGTACGATAAAATTAGTCACGTTGCCTCCAATCATCTGACCTTTCCTGATGGAACCAGTCTACGACCTCATCAGGTGAACCGAAACCCCTACGATGGTTACTTGAATCGGGGTCTCCTATATTCAAGTTATTCAGAAAAGACTCGTTCGGATTTGTACTCATCCTACGAGCCTTACTTAGCATACCTCTCGCAGAGGTGTTTACCTTCGCTAATTTCTGTGCCCATATCATGTCTTCCATACTGACCTCTGTACCTGAGGCGATGTCTTTGCAAATACTTTGCAGTCTAAGACGATATTGGGTTGATAGCATTTATTAGAATGGTGTATCTGGTAGAGATGGGATTGCAGGTCCTGTAAGATCGGGTACTAAACCTTCCATGGCACCAGTGCCTAAAGATGGTAAAACTGCTTCCATGATCTGACCTTTCGCCTTCTCTATCAAGGCATCTTTATTTAGATATAGGTATCCACCTGCCCCTACTATTGCAAGGACACCGACACCAGACACAATTGCTATTGCGTTGACAATTTTTTGCATAATGTTTCTACTAATTGATCCGCACATTTATATATGTGTGGGTTACTATCCATATTTTTCATAAGGATAGGTAAAATTATTCGTCTAAGTTCCTGTTCCATTGATAAAATGTTCAGCATCTACAACTGCCAAGGGTTTCTTACCATTCTTCTTGATGAAGACGATAGGTTCATGATCACCTGAGTTTGCCTGTGCTTGTGCGTAGGCATCCCATATGTTCAACTTCTCTTGGTTCTTACATTCTATACTGTATGGAAACTTTTGTCTAGCATCTCGTGCCATTATCAGGTCTTCACCACCTGCACCCATGCTTCTAGACTCTATGTCCTCTGGATGTATGTTCCTATGCTCTATCAGTTGATCTCTGACCCACTGCTGTAGTTTCCTACCCTTTGCTTTCGCTGACTGCGGTTTCATTCTATAACACCAAAATCAATTTCATCTTTTCCCATTGGAAAACCATCAAAATCTACATGCTTTTTAGCACACATGAAACCACACACTGAATAGTCACCATTGTGTAGTGCTTCATTCCAAGATTCCTCTATGGTATTAGTATATAGAGGACTATTCATTATCTTATGAAGAGAATTATAGTATAAACTTATAGACTTGATACCACCTTGTTTTTCGATAAGATTGGCTACAGAATTCTTGAACATATTTGTTCTTCTACCAGTCCCTATTTTCATTTCTAGTTCACTCGCTCCCATTGGTTCACAGTTTGGATCACCTGTCTCATAAAACTTACGATAAACTTTTCTACTCTCACATGCATAGAAACAACATGGATGCACCACACCTCTTGTGTCTATTGTAAGTCTGTTTACAAATCCACCATACTCATTGTTTGTATCTGCTACACCATAACATACTATATCAGTAGGTGTCTCTGGTTCTGCCACCCTCATGACATACTCAACATCAGATGGTGGTTCAAGAACGTAGTCGTTTCCTTTATACGTATACTTGAAGAATCTTTTGCTGTTGAATCCAGCTGTGGGTCTAATAGAGAAGCGTGAAAATCCCCATTCTTTACTCAGTCTTTCACACTCATCTACCTGATGTTCGTTATGTTTGAATGTAAGCATTCTCCAATGTGCTCTACCTCCAGCTGCTATGAATGCTCTGGCATTTTCAATAACCTTGTGCCAATCTACATTGACTCTGTACATACTATGTGTATCAGCAAGACCATCTATTGCAAAGGTGATCTCTCCCCATCTCATCTTCTTCATTATTGTGCCAACTCTGTACCACCACTCTGGATTGTGTGTGCCACCATTAGTAGTGAGAGAAAAGTATTCTAAGTTACTATTTGATTGTTGTACATAATCACATATTTCATGGAAGTCTTCACATAAAGAAGATTCCCCCACTTGTCCATTGAAACGCAGCTTGAATAGTCGCTTCTGAATAAATTTTGGGGGGAACCACTTACGAAAATCTTCGTATCTTATTTGATTTTTGTTGACAGTTTTAGCAGGTTTTAGACCGTCTCTACCCTCTATAACTCTAGTACATATAGGGCACTTTGCATTGCAATAATCACTTAGTTCTATCTGTATCTCGTATGGGTTAGTTTTTCGTAAAGACTTGAACACTACGAATAATATTTGGGATCAATATCTATAAGATGATCCCAATCCTCTTTACCTTCTACCATTTTATCTAAATCTACGAAGAAAGATTGTATGATTATTCTTGGTTCTGAACCTGCCTTGTAGTAGTGCCATGACTTAGGGAGATTGTTGAAGCAGAATATTTTATTTTGTTTCCATGGGACTTCTAACTCATATTCATTCGTTTCAAAGGGTGTATTACGTAATTCAAAATCATTATAATCTGAATCATTCTTACACAATATTGTACCAAAAGTATTTTGTGGTTTGATATAATATACTGCTGTATAAAACCTTGCACTGTAGTCACAATGCATTGGCATGACATAGTTTGGTGGACACACTGCCCAGTGCATTATCTTCTTGACATTCTTGGGAGGTTCTCTGAATCTCTCCATTTGTTTATGAAAAACATTAGTCTCTGGTAATATATCTTCATCCACCCAACGTATCCACTTACCAGATGGAGTCAATGACTCTCTTTCAAGGTACGCTTTCATCTCAATGTCTGCTAACCTTTGAAATTCCTCCCATCTATCAGGAGGTAAAAAGTTCTCAACAGTTAGATACTGCCAAGGATCATAACTTAAATCCACTGAATGCATTTTTCTTCATATCTTGTTTGATACCCCCTACTACGTAGGACTCAACCTCAGTTTCTTGTGGTGCAACCTGTAATCCTTTAGATGATATCCAATGCTCAGTCCAAGGGAGTGGGTTGTTCCTAATAGGTGCATCGTATATAGGTGTCAAACCTATCGCCCTCATTCGTTTGTTAGCAATCCACTCTACGTATTTGACTAACAATTTGTCATTCAAACCTATCATAGTACCATCTTTGAATAGGTATTGTGCCCACTCTTTCTCCTCATTCACTGCGTTTGCAAACATATTGATCACTGTTTCTTCCTCTTCCTTCATAATCTCAAGCATTACAGGGTCATCTCCCTTCTGCCATGCTTTGATCATCTGTTGTGTCAATACAGTATGTTGGTTCTCATCTCTGGCAATGAGCGATATAATTTTTGCAGACCCTTCCATGAGCTTGAGTTCGCCAAAAGCAAAAGAGCAAGCAAAGCTAACATAAAAGCGGATCCCTTCAAGAATGTTGACATTAGATACAGCAAGATAAAGTTTTCTTTTCAATTCCTTCTCTTCATAAGAAGCGTTCTCACTTGACCACTCAGGTCTCCACCAATTACTCTGACCATACTCCTGTGCTGCATTGATAAAGTCATCGTATGCTGCAGTCACTGACTTGGCACGAGATAATATCTTATCATCATCAAGTATGGTATCAAAAACCTCGGATGGATTTGGATAAACGTTCTTGATAATATAAGTGTATGATCTACTATGAATCATCTCCATAAACTGCCATACATTCATGGCACCCTCCAACTCAGGCAGTGCACAGTATGGTGCGAATGCCATACCAGGTCCTCGACCCTGTACTGAGTCAAGAAGAATCTGATACTTCAAATTAGAGGAAAATATATGCTTCTGCTCTGGTCTGAGTGACTGATAGTCACCTCGATCCTTCTGTAGAGACACCTCTTCTGGTCTCCAGAAATACCCAAGCATCTGTGTTGTAAGTTTGTCAAACACAGGATACTTATAGGAATCATACCTTTGTACACCTAAGGGTTTACCAAAAAACATAGGCTGTGTCTTGGTATCGACGTGTTCTTTATTGAACACAGTCATTCCTTTGATATTCATAGGTGGTTTGCCTCTAAATTGTACAGGATTCACAGTTTTCTTCGTCTAGGTTTTCGATTTCAGCTAGTAAGTTAGCAGTTGACGGTGCTTCTTCTATCTCATCACTCTTCATGTCATGAGTGTTCTGGTAGTATGATGTCTTCCATCCATATTTGTATGTGGTCAACAAATCCTGTGCCATCACCGTGACTGGCACCTCATTGTCTGGATAATTCTCTGGATTGTAACTCCAGTTGCCACTTATTGCTTGATCAAAGAATTTTTGCATGATAGCAACTATGTTGATGTACCCTCTGTTGCTCTCCATCTCCCATAGAAGAGTATAATTGTTCTTCAATGACTGATAAGACGGAACAATTTGCTTAAGAGGTCCTTTCTTTGATTTTTTAATGGACAGGTAGTCTCTAGGAGGTTCGATTCCATTGGTTGCATTTGACACAACGGAACTGCTCTCCGAAGGCATCTGTGCGGACAGAGTGCTGTTCCTGAGACCGTATTCTTTGATGTTATCTCTAAGACCTTGCCAATCATGTACTAATTCTGCCTTGGTGATCTCATTTACATCCTGTTTGAAGTGGTCAATTGGAAGTTTGCCTACCGAATATTTAGTTCTATTGAAATATTCACAAGCACCTTTTTCTTTTGCCAATTGATTGGATGATTTGAGTAAGTAATACTGGAATGATTCTGTCAATCCATGCACTGCATCCCATGCTTCCTGTGAGTCATAGTTGAACCCTAACTTAGCAAGATAGTGTGCCAGTCCTATGAATCCTACACCCAATGACCTCCTTGCTCTTGTTGATTTCTCAGCAGCAGCAACAGGATACTCTTGATAGTCTATAATCTCATCCAATGCACGTACAGATAGGTCACATAGTTCCTCCAACTCTCTATCAGACTGGACTTTACCTACGTTGATTGCAGATAGTATACACAATGCTATCTCACCGTCACCATCTATGTGGTTTATGGGATCTGTTGGTAGGGTTATCTCCTGACATAAGTTACTCATGTTCACCTTGTCTAAGAATGAACTATGACTATTACAATGGTCAATGTTCATGATATAGATACGACCTGTCTCTGCCCTCTCCTTGAGTAATGCAAGGATTAGTTCCTGACCTCCGATGGTTTTTCTTGGGATGGATTCATCCAGTTCGTAACGGTGATATAACTCATCAAACCTATCGGTCCCAAAATTCTCATACAAACCAGGAACATCATGAGGGGAAAATAACGAGACTTCTTTATCTTCGATAAACCTTTCATAGAATAACTGTGATATCTGTATACTATAGTCTAATTTTCTGACTCTATTGTCCTCTGTACCCTTGTTATTCTTGAGTACAAGTATGTCCTCTATCTCTTGATGCCAGATGGGGAAGTGGACAGTCGCTGATCCACCTCTAATGCCATTTTGAGTGCAACATCTGACAGTACTTTCAAACTTTTTGAGGAACGGTACAACACCTGTGTGTTGCACTTCTCCACCCCTGATTTTACTGTTGATGCCACGGATGCGACCTGCGTTGATGCCGATACCCGCCCTCTGTGCAACATATTTGCCGATAGCCATATCAGAACTAAAGATGCTATCGAGGGTGTCATCAATATCAACAAGAACACAGCTAGCAAATTGTCTAATTGGAGTTCTAACCCCTCCCATGATAGGCGTGGGGATGTTGATTTTGTGTCTGGAGATGGCATCGTAGTATCTTCTGATAGTGAGTAGTCTTGTTTCTGGTGGATATTCAGCAAAGATAGTTGCTGCAATCATCATGTACATGAACTGTGGTGTCTCGTAGACTTGACCACTGCTCCTGTCTTGGACAAGATATTTATCTGCTACCTGTCTCAAACCTGCATAGGTAAAGAGATAATCTCTATCATGATCTATCCAACTATTGAATTTGTATATTTCTGCCTTACTATACTTATCTAGTATTGCAGGGTCATACACACCCTTGTCTACACATGTCTGTATGTGATCATGAAGGTGAGGATGATCATGCATCTTACCATATAGACTCTTCCTAAGTCCAAATAAAAGTAATCTAGCAGCAACAAACTGATAATTCGGAGTGTCTAGTGATATAAGATCACTAGCAGACCTGATTAAAATCTCCTGTATCTCATCTGTAGATATGCCATCATAAAATTGTATACCTGATTGTATTTCGACCTGTGATGCAGACACACCTGCCAACCCATCACATGCTTTCTCAACCATGACGTGCATTTTCTCAAGGTCAAGTGGTTCTATTGAACCGTTTCTCTTTTTGACTTTTGTCCCGTTGCTCATACTCGTTTCCAAGTTTGTAATTTTAGTTTTGCTTCTAAACCAGAATATGTATTAGATTCTAGCAGTGTTTGTATGTCATGTCCAGCTAATACCATGTCATTGATATCTTTCTCACGTATATGTGGTGGAAAGATCACAACTTTATGCGATTCCTCAATCGTCTTGGTAATTTTTGCAACAATTTCTCTGGATCTTGGCTCATTATCGTAAACAAAGATGTATCTATAGTTGTAATCACTAAGGTCAACATCGCTACCACACATAGCGATACTATTTCCGATAAAATTTGAATCGAAAGGTCCTTCGGTAACGTAAATTTCTTCATCAGTATTTACTTTATCGAGACCATAGACTTTAGGTGAATTATCGTCCAACATGACGGTGAGATATTTAGGTATCACACTAGCGTCTAGTGCCCTTCCTTGAAACCCTATGAGACTGTTCTCTCTGTTGTAAAACGGTATCACAACTCGTGAATGATCGTTCTTAGTCGTCTCAAACGTAGGTTTTATGGTATTGCAAAAGTGTTTATATCTGTCAGCGTAGTAAAATTTTGTCGGATCTAATTTTCTTCTCTTCAAATAGTTACTTGCTCTATCATTTGTGCATGCCAGAGGTAGATCTAACTTCTTCTTGAATACAGGTTTCTCAAACGTGAATACAGGGTCTGCTACATTTCTATGCTTGCCTGTCAGACCTTCCTTATACCTCTCCATAGTGTATTGACCATGTAGAACAGTGTCTGTGTCCTTGAGGAAGGAGGAAAACCCCTTAGACATACCACAGTTATGACATTTGAATATAAAATTACCCTTGGTTTGGAATAGATATCCTCTTGTTTTATTTTTACTCTTCTTGGAGTCACCACAATAGGGACACCTGAATGTGTACAGGTGATCCTTGGTACGTTTGAACTTTTCCAAACGTGCAGACACCAATCCAATGTATTTGGAGTCGATGTATAACATTTACTAATATAACTTACTTTACTATAGCAGGTGGTGTCTGTTGAGTCAACGTGCTCCTCAATACTCTCTGTCCCATGGGTGATACAAGCACACTTATCACTGCTATAGACCCTGCGATAGTCCACATCTTCTTCTCTATGGTACGAAGACGACCATCTACTAGCATTATGTCCCTCTCACATCCTTTCTTGATACTCTCTGCATGTGCATCTAGTTTTTTATCTACCTGTTCTATCTTCTCGAATAATACTGCATCAATACGATCTTGTTTATCCAACTTCTCATCATGGACAGCAAGCAACTGACCCATCTTGTTAGAGTTATCTTGCAGAGACTCTACTATTCTCTCTAGTCTCTCAAGTATCGCTGTGTTTACGTTATTTTCTTCCACTTTTCTTCCGTCTCTTCATCTTACCCATCACCTTATCATAACCTGCCACAGGACCTTCATCATCTGCTTTCGATGAGAAACCTGCCTTCCCAGTATTACCAGGATCGGTAGACATCATCTCTTCTCGCATTTGATTCCAAGTCTTCATATGGAATTTAGAATAACGTTTGCTTCTTTATCGATGGGCAGATCATCAAGACCTGTCTTAGGATAGTCTGGTATCCTATTCAAAAATAACAAAAAGGTTTTGAGAACTGACCAATATTCCTTGTCTATCTTGAAAAATAGCAGAGGTATAGTGCCCTCATTGAACACGTTGAAGCAGATAATCAAATGGTTCAAGATGAGATGATGTTTCAACTCACCCTGAACCACGTATTTCTTCAACAATCTCTTGATATACTTGAATCTCTTTAGATCCTCCTCGAAGTCTTCCATGGTAGCAGCACGAGGATTTTCATAATGTTTAATAGCAAAGAGGAGATGATTCTCCTCGTTCAATTCATCAAATTTCATTTACATTATGCTACAACTGTAAGTGTGCCAGCAGCAGATCCTTGAGCAGCAGTAATTGCTCTCTCAGCGTTACCACCACCAATGGTATCAACGATTGTTCCACCATTTAGGTTGATACTCTGTGCTCCAATAGACAACACATCGTCAGCAACTTGCTTACCGTCACCACCAGTCAATGTGGTAGAGAATGTAAGACTATCGTTAGTAACTGGGAGTGTACCATCCATTGCTAGTGAGAAGTTTGCAGCACTACCGCCACCTGCTCTACTATTAGTTACAACTAATATAGGTGCAGCAGTCGCTACTGTGACCTGCTCGTTGTATTCAACGATAGCAGAGAGTGTGCCACCTGCAGATGCATCTACCTCAGTGGTAGTGAATCTTACAGATGATACAGTTGCTTGACCTAGACTTGTTGCTAGTTCACCAATAGCAACAAGAACCTCAGGGTCTGCAGATGTATTGTCATTACCTGATTTCTCAGTACCTGCAACTCTTACCCAACCACTATTGTTAGCATAGATGTCTCTCTTCTCAGCAGTGGTGAAATTCTTAGGCTTTGATTCATCGGAGTCAGTTGCTCCCCATAGTGGTGCCATTTTTTTCTTCCTTGTTTGATAGTTTTATTTATTCAAGCAACGCTTTCTTCAGTGCTGCTACCAGTTGGTCATCTACTTTATTACCTGATTTAGCTGCTGCTTTTTCAAGTAGTCCAATGACAAACTCCTTTAGTTTATCCTCTAGATCCTCAGGGATCTTGTCTACTGCTTTGTTGATAACATTGATAGCAATAGGTAGTAAAAATTT